CCACGGGTATTATTGAAGACATGGCTAAGAAGATCAAGCTTAAACCCCAACAGGTGAAAAACACCTTCACGATTTTTGTGAAGGCGACCCTCGAGAATCCAACTTTCTCGAGTCAGGTCAAGTCTGAGTGCACCATAAAGTCTCAGGATTTTGGGAGTAAGTTTGAACTACCAAAGACGTTTGTAAAGAATGCTCTGAAGACTGGCATTCAAGATGAACTTTTGGCTCTTTCAAAGTTCAAAGAGATGAAGGAACTCAAAAAGACTGACGGTGCGCGCAAGTCCAAGATTACCGGGATCCCCAAGTTGGATGACGCGAACAAAGCTGGCACAGCTCACTCTAGTAAGTGCACCCTAATCGTTACAGAGGGTGACTCTGCAAAGACACTAGCAGTGGCTGGCCTCTCTGTTGTTGGTCGAGACCATTACGGCGCGTTTCCGCTCCGTGGGAAGTGTAAGAATGTCCGCGACGTTTCTGTCGCGCAGCTCACATCAAATCAGGAGTTCAACGATCTCAAGAAGATATTGGGCCTACAACAAGGGAAGGAATACACAAACGTTTCAGAACTACGATACGGTCGTCTCATGATCATGACTGACGCTGATAATGACGGAAGTCACATCAAGGGTCTCATTCTCAACATGTTCCACTACTTCTGGCCGAGTCTTCTGAAACTCAACTTTGTCGTGAGTATGGTGACCCCCATCATCAAGGCTATGAAGGGTTCTGATACCAAATCATTTTACACAGAATCCTCTTTCCGTTCGTGGTATGGAAATGGTAAGTCTGGTTGGAGAATTAAATACTACAAGGGTCTCGGAACTTCAACCTCCGCAGAGGCACGGGAATATTTCAAAAAGATTCAGGAGCTCACTGTGCAATTTGATATGGACACGATGACAGATGAATCGATTGTGTTGGCTTTTGATAAGAAAAGGGCTGATGCGAGAAAGACGTGGCTCCTAGAGAGCACCGCGAAGGAACCGAATGAACTTGAAGTGCCTTACGGAAGTGTGAGACAACTCACAATCACAGACTTTATTCACAAGGACCTAGTCAACTTCAGTCTCGCGGATCTCAAACGATCAATCGCACACGTGGCTGACGGTCTGAAGCCCTCCCAACGGAAGGTGATGTATTCATGTTTCCAGAAAAACTTGAGAGATGAGATGAAGGTGGCCCAACTTGCCGCCTACGTGGCTGAAAAGAGCGCGTATCATCACGGTGAAGTTTCCCTGGCCGAGACCATTGTCAAATTGGCCAATGATTATACAGGATCCAATAACATCAACCTTCTCGAACCCTGTGGTCAGTTTGGAACTCGTTTGATGGGTGGTAAGGATGCCTCTCAGACGAGGTATATTTTTACGAGACTTTCAGATGAGACTCGCAAAATATTTGATCCCAAGGATGACGCGGTTCTCACTTATCTCGATGACGACGGGAGAACCATCGAACCCGAACACTACATGCCCGTCATTCCCATGGTGTTGGTAAACGGAACGGAGGGTATCGGGACTGGTTTCAGTTGTTACGTTCCACCCTTCAACCCTACCGACATCAAGGAAAACATCACAAACTTCATGAATGGTAGGGAACTCAAGAAAATGAAACCATGGTTCAGAGGTTTTAGGGGTCGTATCTTCGAAGATGAAGCGATTGGGTGGGTAACAGAAGGTGTTTGGCAGGTGGTGGGGACTACTGTAAAAGTCATAGAACTTCCACCAGGGAGGTGGACCCAAGATTATAAGGAACACCTCGACATTCTGATTGATAAGAAGATCATCACGAGTTTCACAAATAATAGCACCACAGAAGATGTCGACTTTCTCATACAGGGATATGAGGGCAAGGATATCGTGAAGGATCTCAAACTCCAAAAGACTGTTCGTTGCACAAATATGCACCTCTTTCACCCTACCAAGGGGATTTGTAAATACAACACCCCCGAGGATATTCTATCAGACTTTATGGATCTTCGTGTGGACTACTACACGAAGAGGAAGGCGCAACTTATTGAAAGCACGAAGATGAGATCTAACATCTGCTCCCACCGTGCGCAGTTTGTGAAGAAGGTTATCGAGGGTGCAATTGTGGTATTCAGGAGGAAGAAGCGGGACCTTGAGTGTGAAATCGGTCAGACGTTCCCCAAGGTTGATGGTTCATATGATTATCTTTTACACATCAGGACTGTTGACTACACAGAAGAACGTGTCAAAGCCCTAATGGACGAAACAGACAAGCTCGGAAAGGAACTCCGTTTGTTAGAAGCTACGAGTTGTTTCGACATGTGGAAGAACGATATTAAAAATATGTAAATACTAATAGATATGAGTGAAGCTGCCAATCTTTCCTTGAAAGCTTTTGGAAAACAGGACACTTACCTGTTATCCAAAGACCCCGAAAAAACCTTTTTCAAGTATCAAAATATCAAACAACATTCAGAATTTAGAAAGTTTCACAAAAGTAAAAGTGTTTTAAATCCAGGTCGCGCAGCGGGTTGGCCTTTCAATCAAACAATTAAAGTTGAATATGATCCTAAAAACATGGGTGACTTACTCACAAACTTATATTTGAAAGTCAATCTACCAGCGAAGGATATTACCGACCTGAACTACACCACTCCACTCGGTCGTGGTTTTCTGAAACGTGCGACGATGTATGTGGATGACATAAAGGTTGAGGAGATTACGGATGATTGGGAAATGATCCACGAGTCTCTGTATTTGGATCCACAATCTAGGAAGGGTAATCTGGTGCTACAGAACATGTCTAAACCATTTACACCGGGGTTATCAGCGCCGTCCGAATACGAACACGCGAATAGATTTATAATCCCCCTATCCTTCTTCTTCTCTAGGAAATACGGAAAAACCGAGCTTCGTAACGAGGTTGAGGATCGTCAGTATTTCCCCGTGTGTGCAGTCCACAAACAAAAAATTATGTTTGAACTCGAATTCCATCCACAAACGTGGTGGCAAGGGGTGGAAACCGAGCAAGCGAGGAGCGGAAGAAGTCCTATAGAAGTCGACAATTTTCAATTGATAAGTGAGGAGATAAAACTCAGCAACGACGAGAGATTGTATTTGGTCGAATCTGGTCATGAAATTTTAGTGAATGTTCTCAAAAAGCACTCTTCGTTTATCACAACCCCGGGATCTGATACAACATTTAAAGTGAACTTGGAACCAAAGTCGAAGGTGAAAGCTTTTCATTGGTTTTTTAGGGATAAACTGTTCACCACCCAAGATGAGACATCTTACAGATACGTGACGTATGTGAGAAGCCGCGCAGAAAAAACAGTGTGGTCTAGTGGGTCATCGAGCACTTCAATGATAACACGGAACACCCCCATCATGAAAAAAGCTCGCTTCTTCTTGAATGGTGAAAGTTTCCCAAACACTCTCATGGAGAGTCACGAACACTATAAGTATGCGGTTCCTTATAAGTTCGATTTGGGTGTGACTGATGACAAAATAAACATATACACGCAAAGCTTTGCTCTCCACCCACTACATGAGAAATCCACTGGAACCCTAGATTTTGCGAATCTAAACTCTGACAGAACCCTAATTGAATTTGAAATGAATAAACTGTTACCGGGTGAGGGTCAAACCGTTGTCGGTGCACCCGGTAACGATCAGGCGTTTTCGGGTGAGTTCGAGTTGGCCTTGTATTATCTAGAGCTACAGAAGTTCAATTTTCTCAGGGGTTTCATGACAATTGAGTATTAAAAAAAAGATACTTAATAATAGAATGTACCTCTGTGTCAAGGGTGTTCAGGATGAATGGGTAACTAAATGTCCAGACTATTCACACTTTATATACGCATTTAGGCAACATACACCATTTGGGATAGATTTCAGTGATATCCCCTTTACGGGAAATCCCGATTTCGGAGAAGTTTTAACTGTGAGAATACCCAGCAGTAAGAGTGACCTATTAAGTTCTGTTTCATTAACTGTGTCGTGGAGGCCTGATTACGACGCGATAACGACAGTTGGAAACCCCCTCACAAAACTCATAGAATACGCGGAATTGTTAATCGGTGAACAAGTCATAGACACTATCACCGGGGAGTATATCTACATGAGAAACAAATTGGACACATCTGATCAACATCGTGATATCAAGTCGTACAGGGGTGGTGAAGGTTCTGTGACAGAGGGGTATTACCCCACTAAACTGTCACTGGAATTACCCTTTTATTTCACGAGAAACAACAAGTCTGCGATCCCTTTGTGTAAGCTTAGCCAACAGCAGGTGTCTATAAGAATAAAGCTTGTAAGTAGAGACAAGTACTATTCGTATAAATCAGAGTTGGCCTCAAGTTTACCACCAATAAACGATGTTACTGAGAAATTCATCGATCAAATAGTGTTGACGACTGAGCACGTGTATTTGGGTGAAACGGAACGCAAGGCGTATCAGGAAAGTCACATGGAGTATCTCATAACACAGGTGCAGCTCCGCGAAACTCGGATGCAACCGGGAATTGACAAAAAAGTATTCTTACTCGATTTCAAACACCCCGTAAAAGAGTTGTTGTTTCTGGGAGAACCCATTTATACCAACTCCAATGACGCACCAAACAATTACAGGTTCAGACAAATCAAGACTGCTGAGTTATGTTTGAATAACGTCATCTTCTTTAGGAAAAATGGTCACTTCTTATCTGTTGTTCAGCCATTCAAAAATCATATAAATATACCCGATTTTGGAGAATCACAGTTCGGTATGTATTCCTTTTCCCTCGATCCAGGGGATAGCAATCCCACAGGGCAACTGAACATGAGTAGGATTATTCATCAGAAATTCACACTAGAATTCAAGGAACAGGATAGGTATTTCAACCCAGATTCTAACAATATGACGTCTAGAACGTATTCGTCTGAAGAGACCCAAATCCGTGTATACGCCTTAAACTATAACATTCTGTCATTTGACTCTGGGTTAGCTGGCTTAAAATTTTATTAATAGTCTTATATTAGTATGGCTGGGGCTATTCAACTCGAGTCTAGAGGTCTTTTAGACCGCTACACAACGGAAGTTCCCGAGTTTACCTTTTTTAAAGAAAACTTCAAGAAACACTCGAATTTTTCTTTACAATTTATCGACATTGAATCTGATAAAGACGTAGAGTACGGTGAAATACATAAATTTAACATCCCATATGACCACTGTGATGTCCTAAAGGGTGTTAATCTCATGTTCAGTTTACCTGATATAGTGTTAGCGAATCCGACAGACTCCAACATAGCCAAATACTATGTTTACGGTGAAGCCTGCAATTTTATCGAATACATAACACTTTCTATCGGTGGTATTGTCATTCAACACCTCACAACTGAGTATTTAGATTTATACAACGAACTTGAATACCCAAC